CCCCTTCAGCAACTATGATTCTACAAGATAACGATTTCGACATAGTGGTTTTTTCTTCGTACGACGACAGCGACGTTTTGATTGACACGCAGTTCTTGACGTTGGACAGCGACCCTTCAATCGTTAATGTCGTGGGTGCTTTTTATGCTAACGTCGACGCGAACGCTATTGTTGATTTAACAGGTGCGAAATACTACACAATACAATTTGGAAAAGAAACAGCGTTCCCCGTTTACACGCCTTCTTCACGCGTGTATTGTTTTTATATTGTTCCTGACGATTGTCGTTTTGACAACGTTCGTTTGGGTTGGACGAATACTGTTGGCGGTGTGGATTACTTTAACTTCACAAAGAAGTCGGAGTTATCGTTTAACTACGATCGTAAACAATACCAAAAAGTAGTCGGTTCTTACAACACAGCTTCATTCAGTTTCAACACCTACGACAGGGGCGCAACCGACCGGTACGTCACAACAACGAAAGGACTGCAAATAAACAGCGACTGGGTAAGCGTTGGTGAATTCAACTTATTACAAACGCTTTGTCGTTCGAACGACGTGTACATAATCAACGACGACGGCACGATGACACCTGTTTTAGTCGACACGCAGAACTTCGTTATCAAGGACGAAAGATATTCGAAACTTTACAACGTTACTTTGAATCTTAAATATTCTCAACCTGTTGGCTTATGATGAATCAAGTAATTCTAACGCTAACGGATAGCAACGGCAACAGCGCGATTCTCGACCTTTACGAGAACGAGAAGATGCACTTGAACTATAAGTTCACGGACATTACCGACTTCGCTTCCGTAGGCAATTACTCACAAGAATTTCGCGTTCCTGCAAGTGCGACGAATGTAGACTTCTTCGGTGCAATCTTCAACGTAAATTTCGACGGTTGGTTTGACTTTCGAAAGAAGGTCGAAGCGGTGTTGACTGTTAACACAATACCAATCGCAAGCGGTCACATTCAGGTTAAAAAACTTTATTGGCAGAGCGGCAAGTTGTTCGAATTCGAAGTTGTGTTTTTTGGTGAAGTTCCAAACCTCGCACGTCTACTCAACGAGAAAAAGTTGAAGGACATTGAATCGATTGTCGCGGGTGACCTTGACTACGATTTACTTCATGCGAACGTTGAAACACCACCTAACGAACACACGATTCTAACGCTATGCGACAAGTGGAATCTAACTGCAAGTAACGTCGAAGGTCAACCCGTTTATTCAACCGTTATTGCAGGGCAACCGACTTATAAACCATTGTACGTCGGACACATGACGCCTGCCGTTAAGGCGCAATACTTGTTCGATGAAATAATGAACGACGCAGGCTTGCAGTATTCGAGCGACAATCTTGCGGGCTGTTTGGATAACGTGTACGTTCCATTTGTGAACGGGCAATACTTGAACGCGAACAACGGATTAAATGACATTGCTTCAAACGTTGGTCTTGCGACTACAATAACTAACGTTCCATTCACTCCGTATGGTTCGGGTTCTTTGTTTGATTTGTACACCAACTTTACCGAATACGAGGACGCAGGGAACGATTGGAGTAGTGGAATTTACACCGCACCATTTACGGGAACATTTACGTTCAAGTGTTGGATGAACGGACAAGCGCGACCTTTGGGAGCGGTTGGGGTTGGTACGGTTGAATTTGGTTTTTATCTTGACAGCGGTGCATTTTATAGCGCGATAAGTGTTGGAAGTGCTTTGACAAATGACTTGACTTACGACCAAAACATAACGCTTCAATTAACCGCAGGGGAACAAGTAAAGTTTTATTTTACCGCGATTATTTACCAACAATTCGGAGACCTTGAAATTGACTTTACGGGAAACGCAAACGTTGGATATACAGGAACGGGAGTTGAACTTATAAGCGTTGGAACGGCGTTGACAGGCGACACTTGCGTAATGCAATTCAACGCTCCAGACATGAAGCAAATTGATTTTATCACGTCGATTCAAAAAATGTTCAACCTTGTTTTCGTGGCTGACAAGACGCTACCGAATACACTTCGCATTGAACCAATGGTTGAGTACATCGCAAGCGGAAACACGCTCAATTGGTCGCAGAAATTAGACTTGTCGAAAGACATAATGTACTCGCCAACGACCGACCTGCAAAAGTCTAAGTTCTCTTTCACCTATACCGAAGACGGAGATTTTTTCAATTCGGTTTACAAAGACAACGGGCGCATCTACGGAAGGTACGAAGTAACTGAAAGCGACTTCGAAGTAATCAACGAGTTCGCGACAGGCGAAGAAAAAGTTGAATTAGCATTCGCGTCCACACCTTCAGCACCTGTGGAAAATACAAACGTCGTTGTTCCATTCTTCACCAACGCAGAAGGGCAATTCGTACAACCGAAACCACGCATCCTTTACTATTTCGCCGACTTCTTCGTGAATATGTACGATGAAGTTTCAGATAGCGTTATTGTTACGGCGGTTAAGTGTTTGAACAACTACTCGACAATGAACGCAACGGTGTCCGACAAAGACTTAAACTTTGCGCCCGAAGTACCTATTCACACAATCATAGCAAACCCATACGAGAACCTTTACAACAGATGGTGGCGTAACTATTACCGCGAACTATTCGACGGACAAGCGCGCATCTTAGAAGGAATGTTTGCACTAACGCTCAACGACGTTTTCACGTTTCAATTTTCAGATAAAATATGGATAATAGATTCTTGGTGGCGCGTTCTTGAAATTCAAGGCTACGTCGTAGGTGAACAAGACCTTACCAAAGTGAAACTCATTCGCGTACTCGACATCGACAACGGCTGCGACCTTTTACCCGTGTCCGCTAACTTAGACCAGTCTTTAAATTGGGAAACACCGAACGGCGACCCTGCGACAATAACGCAAGAATGTTGTTTGCGTTTCGGCTACAATTGGAACATAGCAAAGAACGATTGTTTCTCGCAGCCTAACGGCGGAACGCGTTCATTCATTACGCAACAAGTTCCTTCGTTAGCACCGACGCGCTTCGGTGCACCTGTGAGCTTCAACGGTTCAATCACGCAACCAGTTAGAACAATTACGACCGACTACGTTGTAACGAATTTCGACAGAATGATTTTCGCAGATACAACGAGCAACGGCATAACTATTTACTTACCTTCCGCAACGACAACGGCAGGACGTGAATTGATAATACAACGCGTTGTTTCGGGGGCTAATCCACTAACGGTACAAGCATACACAGGAGAAACGGTCGAAGGTAGCGGAAGCGTTACGCTAAGCGCAGCAGGTGACACAATAACAATAATAAGTAATGGAAGCGACTTCAAAGGAACATCTACAAAGTAAAGCGGGGGCAATGGTCGCCTGTTTAGAGTTCATTAAATTGAACATAAAAAGCGAAAGCAACTACGGACGCATCGCGAACGGCAAAAACAAACTATCAAAATGGTTGTGTCGATTGCATAAGTTAACACCAATTTATGTAAACGTCGCGTTTTGGATATTTATATTTTATATAATCTTCTTCTAAAATGGCAAATACAATAGACTTCAATGTAGACAGTAACGCGATGACCGTTCTCAATCAGACGGCTACGGCTGCTGACGGCGCGGCGAAAGGTATTAAGACATTGAAGGCGCAATACGCCGAATTAAAAAAGCAACAAGACCAATTCGATCCAGGGACTCAAAAGTTCAATGAGATTTCCCAAAAAATGGGAGAACTTAAAGACCGAATGAACGATGCAGCGGAAGCGGTAAAGGGAAATACAGGGCCTGCGATTGAAGGAATGAGTGCGACGTTTGGAATCATGGGGCAACAGTTAGGAAACCTTGACTTCGAAGGACTAACTCAATCGATAGGAACTTTTACTGCAAATCTTGGACGTATAAATATTTCTTCATTAACAGGTTCGCTTAAAGCAATGTTACAAGCGGGTGTTGCCGGTTTCAAAACATTGGGCAATGTCATTAAGCAAAACCCTATATTTCTTTTAGTTGGTGCAATCGTTGGAATCATTGCCTATTGGAAAGAGTTAAGCGACTTAGTTAGTGGAAAGAAGGGAATGTTGGAAAGTCTTAACAAACAAGCGGACGCATTAAAAACACAGGAGCAATCGTTAACGCGTCAACTAGCGTTGCAAAAAGCGTTAGGCGAAGGCGCGGCAGCAATTTTAAGAACCGAACTAGATATGCTTGCAAACAAACAAAGGCAAGCGGAAGTCGCAATGGAAATAGCGGTTCTTGAGGACGATAAAGTGAAGTTTTTAGAAGCGCAACAACAACAGTTGACAGCAATTAACGACGTGGAAATGCGTCGAATAAAAGTACACAAAGACGCGCAATCATTACTTGACAAAATACGCGCGGGTAAAGATGATGAATACAATAAACAACTTCTCCAAAATCAAGCGTTTAGTGAGTACAAAGCGCGCACGGAAGAACTCGGTGTAGAGCAGCAAAAAAACAACGAAAGAGCAAGACAAGTCAACAACGAAATTGCAGCTGCTCAACAGGCAGGTAACAAGGCGCTTGTAGAAAAGCTTCAGTTAGAAAAACAATCTTTATACAATCAAAACGTTTCCATTCAATCGAACAAAGACGAAATATGGAACGCAGGAATGGCTGCGAAAGAAGAAGTTAAAACGGAGAAAGAACTAGCTGCTATTGCTGCACGAAAAGCAAAACAAGCAGAAAGAAAAAACGCAGCAGATGCGGCAAGTAAAAAATTAGCCGACGACATTCTTGCAGTCGAAGAACACATGGTTGAAGTTCAACGTTCTTTGATGGCTGAAAAGGATCGTGAAATTTTACTATTACAAGAAAAGCAAGCGCAAGAATTAAAGACATACGAGAAAGGAAAAAAGAGCGCGGAAGATTTGGCCAAACTAAAAACTTCACACGCTACCGAATTAAAAATTCTAACGGATAAGTACGACAAAGAAGCGCAAGAAAAAGAAGCTGAAAAGTTAGCGAAAGAGAAAGAAGCAGCGCAAGAAAGATTAAAAGAAAAACAGCAAGAACTAATAGACTTGCAAGCCATTATTGACACGGCAGACGAAAGTAATTTTCAAGCGACGTTATCGCAACAGCAACGCGATTTAATGGCTTCGCAAGATTACTACTTCAATCTAATTTCACAAGCGGAAACGGCAGGCTTAGACACCGCAGCATTGATTGAAGAACAAGGACGCAAAGAGAATGAAATAAAAGACAAGTACCGCAAAGAAGACGAAGCTAAACAACAAGCAACGCAAGACTTTAGACTGAAGCAATTAGGCGAATCATTCGCAGCACTTGGAGCGTTAAACGACGCGTTCACAAAGAAGGGACAACAACAATCGAAAAAACAATTTCAGATTCAAAAAGCGTTGAATCTCGCGTCGGCTGTAGTCGATACTTACGGTGGTATCAATAGAGCGTTGAACGACAAGACAATGCCTTCAACAACAGCGCGTATAATACAAGCGTCAATCGTTGGCGCAATGGGACTGGCTAACGTTATCAAAATATCAAAGACGGAATACGGAAACGCAAGCGCACCTTCGGGAACGAATATGAGCGCGGGCGGTGGTGGCGACGGTGGCACAACAGCCCCTTCGCCTGCGAACTTCGCCTTCTTGCAAAACCAACCCAACCAACAACCACCCCTTCAGGCGTACGTAGTTGGAACGCAAGTCAGCAGCAATTTAGAGGCACAACAATTAATTCAAAACCAATCAAGATTAGGAGGATAAACAATGAAAAAAATTAAAGTTATTGAATACGGAATCGACGACGCAGGATTGCTCGGAGTGTACGCGATTAGCGTTGTAGAACAACCTGCAATCGGTGTTGACTTTGTCGCACTAAGCGAACAACACAACGTGAAGTTCAAAGAAGATTTTAGAGGTCTTTTGTATGGTGCGCTATTAATTCCCGATCAACTTATTTACAGACGCAACGACGAAACGGACGAAGAGTATTACGTTAAGTATTCCAAAGATACCATTCGTGCAATTGCTTACAATTATTTGAAACAAGCAAACCAAAACAACGCAACAGTTGAACACGCGAAAGTGGTTGACGGAGTTTCTTTGGTTGAAACGTGGATAATCGAAGGCGAAAACGACAAGTCGAAGAACTTCGGCTTCGACCTTCCAGAAGGTACTTGGTTCGGTTGTATGAAAGTGGACAACGAAGAAGTAAAGAAGCAAATACAAAACAAAGAGGTTCTTGGTTTCTCAATTGAAGGAAATTTTATTGCAGAGAAAGAAATGTATTTGAGTAAGCACGAAGAATTTGCAGCACTTCTTGATGAAATAAACGAACTTTTAAAAGAAGAATAAATGAATATCGAAGCAGGTGGTTTCTTTAAGTTGGAATTGTTCAACGACGACGCTAACCTGTTTCTTAACGCGCTCACGAAGATAACAAACGAGGGCGGTAAAATGGGTTTTAAGACGTATGGATTGAGTGAAGATGAATTGAAAGTATTGAATACTATTCTCGACAATTTAGGATAAAAAAACGGAGGGTAATCACTCCCTCCGTCAAACCTAAAAATCAAATTCAACCTATGAAAAAGCGAATTACGAAACAAATATACATCTTTTTATATCTACGAATCAAACAAACAATTAACAGAATTATGAATTTACGAGAAAAAGTAAACGCTCTATTCGCAAAACACAATGTTAGCCTATCAGCCGAAGAGGTTGTTGAGGTGAAACAAATGGTTGAAGCGATCCTAGAGGACGGTACAAGCATTTACTCAGACAGTGACGTTTGGGCAGCAGGTGTTCGTGTATTCGGTAAAGACGCAGAAGGCAACGAGGTTGTTTTGGCGGACGGAGAATACAAGACAGCGGAAGGCATCACAGTTGTTGTTGCAGACGGACTACTTGTTGAATTGAAACCAATGGTTGAAGAACCAGAAGTTGAGGTTGAAGTAGAAGAAGAAAAACAATCTACTGAGGTTGTTGCTGACGAATCACTAAGCGCAGAGGTTGAAGGACTTTTGTCGTTGGTTGCTAAGTTGGAAAGCGAACTTGCTGACATTAAGAAGGCAAACGAAACACTTTCAAGCGAAGTAACAAAATTAAGCGCGCAGCCTGCAGCGACTTCAATCAAAGAAGTAAAGCAAGCAAAACAAACACCTTCTAAGCCATACGCTAAAATGTCGGCTGAGGAGCGTTTCTTATTTCACCTTAAAAAATAAAAAAAACAAACAATAAAAAATGGCTACTACTACAAATTTAACTACCACCTACGCAGGTAGAGAAGCAGCAGGATATATCCGCGCTGCGTTTTTAAGCAACGAATCACTTTCTGCGCTTACAGTAAAAGAAAACATCGAGTACAAACAAGTTGTTCGTCGCTTAGTTGACAACGTAACTTTTGCAAACGCTACTTGTGACTTCACACCAACAGGAACAGTTAACTTAACTGAGCGTATCTTGACTTTAGAGAAATTCCAAGTACAGCGCGAATTGTGTAAAAATACGTTTTTATCGGATTGGGAATCGTCCTCAGAGCAAAACGGAGAACTTCACGCTTCATTGACTGACGCTTTAATTGCTAACGTTATGGCAGGTGTTGCAGCACGTAACGAAATCTTGATTTGGCAGGGTGTTAACGCTAACGCAGGTGAGTACGCAGGATTCGAGACATTGTTCTTGGCTGATGCTGCTGTTCTTGACGTTGCTGATCCAGAGGCAATCACTTCTGCAAACGTAATCGACGAAATGAACAAACTTGTTTTAACACTTCCAACACGCGTTCGTCGCGCTACTGAGAAGCCTGTTATCGCGGTTTCTTCAAACGTTGCAGAAGCGTTCAGAACTGCTATCTTAGGTCTTGGCGGTGGTTCTTACTTGTACCAAGGAGAAACTGTTAAGATGACTTGGCAGGGACAATACGACATCATCGAGTGTCCTGGTATGAGCGACGACACAATGGCTTTCTATCAGAAGTCAAATTTGTGGTTCGGAACTAACTTACTTGACCAATGGAACACCGTTGCTGTTTTAGATATGTATCAGTACGATCTATCAAACAACGTTCGTTTCTCTTGTTCATTCTTCGCAGGTGTTCAGTACGGATTCGGTGACGAAATCGCATTCTACCAATACTCTGCATAATCTCAACCATTCTAACCCTTGCATAATAGAGGTGGTGGCATAAAAACCACCCCTCTTTTGTGCTAATAAAATAATAATAATATGGCTTGTGAATTAAGTACAGGATTTACACTCGATTGCAAAGACGGAATCGGTGGTATCAAAAAAATAGTTTTGGTTGACAAAACAGAAGTAACGTCTTTTACTTTAGACGCGAACGAAATTGTAACTGCAATCAACGGCCCTGCAAGTGGTGATTTGTACACTTACGAACTACCAACGCAAACAGGATCGTTTGAAGAAACAATTAACTTCAACCGCGACAACGGAACGGTATTCTACACGCAAACTGTGAACGTAATGTTGCAAAAATTATCAAGCGCAAAGCGTTTGGAATTGCAATCAGTTGCACAAGCACGTGTGATTGTTTTCGTTGAAGATACAAACGGAAATTGGTGGGCTGTTGGTTATGAATACGGAGCAGACCTTTCAACTGCAACAGCAGCAACTGGAACAGTTTTGGGTGACATGAATGGTTTCACACTCGCGTTCACTCACGAAGCTGCAAAACGCGCTTACAAATTGAGCGGTGCGCCTTCGACAATTCTTGACTAATCAAAAAACTTTTACACACATAGGGACAAAACGTCCCTACGTGTTGTAATTTTAACGTAAAGGGAAAAGATAGAATGGTTTATCTCAACACAAATACAGCGAATCAATACGCGTATCTTTCGTTAGACGAAGGACGTGCGTACTTCAACGTTGCCTTTACTCATTATCTTCTTGTCATGACATACGAAATGACAGGTGAAGAACTAGCGCAAGTTGTCGAAGTAATAAACGAGAACGAACGTGTCACTAAAATAAGACTTACCACAGTTGGTTTGACCGATGCAGGACGTTATCACTACGAAGTGTACGGACAAAACAGCAGCAGCAATATAGACCCTACCAATGCTTCCGTCGTTGGATTGGTAGAAAAAGGGTTAATGATTTTACAAGACGGAACTATTTACTTTGACGTTTCAACACCGACAATTCCTGTCGATGTAATTTATACAGGTTCATAATATGAGTAATATACAAGCAATAAATCTTTCAGCTTACCAACCTGTTGAAGCGGTTGAAAAAGAAAACAGAAGCGGTTGGATTGATTATGGAAATAACAATTTATACCCACAGCACCTTCTGAATCTCTTTCACAATTCACCAATTCACAACGCATTGGTGAACTCAATCTCTTATATGATTGAGGGACAAGGTACAGGAACAATTCTCGACAATGCGTTGCAAGGTATTTCCTTCGATTTAAAGCTACAAGGCGCGTTCGTTGCTGAAGTTATTTGGTCAATGGACTTCACACGCGTTGTACAAATCAATCACCTTCCTTTTGAGAATTGTCGTCTTGCTTACGACAAAGAAGAAGACGATATCACAGGAATTTTCTATTCGAAAGATTGGGCGAATACGCGTTCAAAACGTGGTAAGCCAGAGTTCATCCCTGCGTTCAATCCTTCCATTGCGCAAGAACAACCAAGACAAGTTATTTACGCTCACGGAATGAGTGCGGGTAGTGTTTACTATCCAAAGCCAGACTACTTCGGAGCGTTAAACTACGTTGAATTGTCTTATCAAATGGGGTTGTACCACGTCAACAATATCTTGAACGGCTTATTTCCTTCGTTCATTATAAACTTCTTGAACGGCATACCACAGAAAGAAGAACGTGAGGCTATTCGTCGTGAATGGGAAACAAGATTGAGCGGTGCAAGTAACGCGGGTAAGTTCTTAATGACGTTCAACGAAGATCCTGCACGCGCTCCACAAATCGAATCATTTCCTTTGTCGGACGCGGACAAACAATATCAGTTTTTATCTGAAGAAACAGCGAAACAAATTATGGTAGGACACCGCGTTGTGTCTCCTTTGATTCACGGAATTAGAGACACAACAGGATTTGGAAGCAATAAGGACGAAATGTTGGTAGGTTTGGAGATATTCAACAATCAAGTAATCAAGCCTTACCAAAGAATCATTGAACGTGTTTTCACTCCAATTTTGGGAGAGATAAACATCGAAATGAACTCGCCATTCGACGAAGAAGTTTTAGTTGTTGAACCAACGACACAAGCAATCGAATTAAAAAAAAAAGTAGTTGCGGATGCTGAGAATGATTTCAGCGACGAACAAGGCAAAGAGTGGATTGATGTACTAAAAGAAAAAGCGGAATACATCGATTTAGACGAATGGCAGTTGGTAAGTGAAGAAGATGTTACCGACCCAGACAACGAAATGAACTACACAAGCGAGTTCTTTGCAAAGCGTAACAAGATGCCGACAATGAGCGACGCTCAAGGTGAAAAAGAATCTAAGTGGGGAGATAGAGGACTTTATAAATTACGCTATGCCTATTCACAAAACATAAGCGAAAATAGTCGTGAGTTCTGCAAAGAAATGGTTCAAATGTCGCAGTTAGGCGCAATCTTTCGTTATGAAGATATTGAAGCAATGAGCAAGGAAGGAGTGAATGGAAATTTTGCTCCTGCGGGGTCTCAAACTTATTCGCTCTTCCGCTTCGTCGGGGGGTGCTTCTGCCATCATGTTTGGAAGCGTTTAATTTATATTCGCAAACGCGATTCGAAAGGACGCATACTTCCAAACGATGGATTGAACAACGATAAGCGTGTTGGTAATAACCCTTACGTTCCACAAAAAGGCATCGAAGGAACAGCACCAATCAACAGACCAGACAGAGGTTCTTTAAAATACCCTTAATAAAAACACACAATGGCACTACAACCCGAAGTTCTACTCATTGACGAGAATTACATAAAAAAATATACTTGGATTAACGGTTCAGTTGATCCGTTGCTTATGTACCCTGCAATCTATTTGTCTCAGGACAAGTACGCGCAGTTGTATTTAGGAACTGACCTTTACAATAAGATAAAAGAAGACGTTGTAAACGACGATATCGCAGGTGCATACGCTACCCTTCTTGACAATTACTTACGTCGAATGGTTATGTGGTGGACTATGTACGAAGTCTTGCCTCATTTGTACGTTAAAACTGATAACGGAAGTCTTGTAATTCGCACAAGCGAAGACACAACACCAATATCACAAACAGACTTGCAGAACTACCGCGATCAAGCGCGTTCACAGGCGATGTTTTACACGCAAAGAATGGTTGACTATTTGTGCTTTAATCAATCAGACTTTCCAGAGTACACAACAAACGTAACGCAGCAGATTTGGTCACAAACAAATGTTTATCCGTCGAACGCTTTCGAGATTAGCGACGGACGTGATAGATTACCATATGAATACAGACGCAGAGGTTTAGGTTGGTTGAGATAAACTAAAATAAAAACGAATGGCTACAAGGGGACGCAAGAAGAATTTGACAATGCACAAAATCTACGAAGAAAAGTTTCGTAAGTATTTAGCAAAGAAAGAAAAACAAATAAAGAAATTGAAGAATGAAAGTTAACGCTGACGGTTACGCGCTATTGAAGAAGTTCGAAGGATGTCGTTTGAAGAGTTACCTCTGCCCTTCTGCTGTATGGACGATAGGTTACGGAAACACCTTCTACGAAGACGGAACGAAGGTTAAGGAAGGCGACGTTATAACACAAGCAAGAGCGGAGCAATTGGCGAAAAACGTTGTAGATAAATTCGCGGTTTCTGTTCGTGCATTGATAACGCAAACGCTCAACGAGAATCAATTTAGCGCGTGTGTTTCGTTAGCTTACAACATTGGAACAGGTGGGTTTAAGAAATCGTCTGTATTGAGAAAGGTAAACGCTAATCCTAACGATTCAACAATAGCAGATTCTTTTCGTTTATGGAACAAAGGCGGCGGTGTTGTATTGAAAGGTCTCGTTCGTCGTCGTGAAGCAGAAATCGAATTGTACTTTAAGAAATGAACACAGAAACCGAAATCGTTTTGATACACGAACAATTGCAAGAAATGGACAAGAAGATTGACCGTATTTATAACGTGTTAATCGGTGACGACGAAATGAAAATTGAAGGTCTTGTAAGTAAGGTTCAGAAACACGACAAGTACATAAGCAACCAACGTTTACAGGTTGCGCGTTTGGGTGGTATTGCAACCGCTGCTGGTGTGGTTGGCGGTTTAATTGTTCAACTAATAATAAAAATGATATGAAAGACTGGTTTAATTCTTTATTAACATCTTGTTCAAAAGTTTCTTCAAAACGAATTATTGCTATATTTGTTTCACTCAATCTAATTGTAATCAGTTACATTGCAGTTTTCAGTTCTTACGATTGTCCTATTTCAATGTTTGATACATTAGCATTGTTGACAGGCGGTTTGTTTGGCGGAACGGTAATTGAAAAGTTTACTAATAAAACAAAGAATGGCAAGGGAACTAACGACAGCGAGAACAATAGCAACGGAGATTTGCAGTAAATTTTCTGAAACTCCTTCGCTCACGTTAGCGAAAAAATTGTTTACTGAATATCCTGAAGTCTATAAAAACATCGAAGCGGCACGAAGTGTTATTCGTTTGATTCGTGGAAAGAATGGCGACTTCAATAGAAAAGTAACAACAGATAAAAAGTTGTTTGAAGAAAAGCCACGACCATTGAATCCTTTCGCGCTTCCGAAGTCATACGCGAAAAAAAGAAGACACGTTGAATTAACCGGTACCAAGTTCTTAATCCTTTGTGATTTGCACTTTCCATATCAAGACAACGAAGCTATTGAATGCGCGATAAATGAAGGCATCAAACAAGGCTGTGATTCAATTATCTTGAACGGCGACGCGTTAGACTGTCATATGATTTCCGACTTTGTTAAAGATCCGCGCAAGCGTAAATTCAAAGACGAACTTTATTCAATCCGTCAATTCCTTGCGTCGCTTAGACACACGTTCCCAACGGCAAACATTTACTACAAAGAAGGCAACCACGAAGAAAGATATTGGAGATACATGAGAATCAAAGCACCCGAACTATTCGACATCGACGCGTTCGACTTTCCTTCGTTAACGCATTGCGACAAACATAACGTCAAATGGATTGACGGAAAGAGCAAACTAAACATCGGAAAACTTTCAATCTTTCACGGACACGAATTCGGCAAACAATTCCTTCCGTCTGTCAACGTGGCGCGTGGGTTGTTCATGAAGACAAAGGTTTCGTCTATGTGCGGACACCACCACCAAACAGCGGAACACAACGAGCGCGACGCGAATGGAAAATTTATAACGTGTTGGGGCGTGGGTTGTCTTTCTGAATTGTCTCCAGACTACAACCCGTATTCGAAATATAATCATGGCTTTGCTATTGTGAGTAAAGGAAAAAATGGTTACTTTAGCGTTCACAACTATCGAATACACGAAGGTAATATTTTATAAACCTAAAAAAAACAACTATGTTAATCACAACAATTTTTTTCTTTACCGCAGTTGTTGCGGTGCTATGGGTTCGAGGAATTGACACAATGTCGAAAGACCACCCAGACTACGACGGAACTGACTTTATCTAAACGCACAATGGACAAAAGAGAATACCAACCCGACGCAGTTATTGTTATAATTGCAACAAGTGTTTTTTGGATGCTTGTTTGTTTAGCTTTTTGGAACTTCAACCCGAAGATTCAGACGGAAATTCAGATACAAAAACAAGACAGCATTATTTATTACAACAGCGGCGAATACGACCGTTTGCTTCAAGAAGAAATTGATTTATACGGAACATATCGACGCTATGAAGACGCTCAACTTACAGCCAAAGAAACCTATCGCACTCGTCGTGATACTATTCTTGTTCTCGATACTATTCGTAAAACTGATATTGTCTATTTAATCAATTCCTGCGACAGCGTTATTGCTTCCGATTCGTTGGTAATTGACAATTTACAGGAACAAATAAACATCAAGGACGAAAAGACGAACAACTTGCAAGAAGTCGTTGGTGCTTATGAACAAAAAACTAACTTGTTGAGCGAAGAAATTAACACTTTAGATGCTGATAAAAAGAAATTGGAGAAACAAAAAAAGCGCAGAAACCACGCCTTAGTGTTTACTTCAAGTGTCGCTATTTTGTCGACGTTTGTTCTGTCAATTTTACTTTAGATTCAGGAACGTAAAACTTCATTGAGAACTGGATTGCTTCACTTAAAAAAGTGTTGCGACTATTTTCACCTCGTTTTTCGTCAATCTCGTTCCACAGGTCTTTGTGTAAGTACACACAGATTCCTTTCTTAGTTTTGCTCTCTGGCATCTTCGTTGTTTTTAGTCATCATTGAACCTATCATAAGAGAACAATATATTTTCTCTTTCGCGTTCATGTCTTTTCGTTTTGACAATTCGAGTAGCACGTCGCCAAGAACTTTTCCTTGTTGGAAGTATGAAGCTACTGAATTGATTATTTCGCGTTCACGATCCTGTGTGATTTTTAACGCTTCGTATAGTGGTGTTTGTTTCATTCTTGTTCAGTTTTTTCATTTTCAGATTCGTCAAAAAAGTTAGGTGATGTCAATGAGATTAGATACGATAACACCCAAAAATCAACATCGATAACTTGTCCTATTTCAGTTCCTGTAACAACTGAATATCCAAGTGCAATAAGAAGAAAAATTACAATTGCAATTTCAGCTCCTTTAAAAAATTTACTTATTCTGTTTTTCATATTTATTTTATTTGTGCTAATATAAATAAGTTATGCTAACCGACAACGTATTGTCCATAACTTGGATTGAGTTCGAAGTACATTCGCATCATGATAGCGTCGGCAACGTCAGGCGAAATACCTTCGCGGTTCTTGATAACGTCCTTCGGTGTGACCATTAACTTTCCGTCCACATCAGCGCGGTGTCGTTTAATCATTTCCAACTCACGCACGATTTGTTCTTTGCGTGTACTGGATAGAATCGTTACCTTGTTTTCTTCGACGTACTGAGCAAGTTTATAGTAACATTCGCTTTTGAGATTTTGGTATTGCGAGTGTTTTGGTTTAGATCCGTTGACAAACCCTCGACATTTCAAGAAGTCAACGACACCACCACCAACACCGTCTTCGTCGCACACTACATCTTGCAATAAAATAGCATGCTGTTGACAGGTTAAGCGAACTTTGTTCACCACTTCGTCCAACGCAGCACGATTCATTTCAATTATGTCGATGATAGTTAGCCCTTCCCAAACGCAAATGATTGTCCTGTCCTTACCAAAACGCGCTATGTCGGCTGTTATGTACTTCTTGCCTTCATTGATTACTTCATTTCTAAACATTCGAAGTAAGTTCTCCGTTTGAAATAGCTTGTCGCTGTCGTCGTCGAATTCCCAATTGCCTTCTAAAAGTCTTTTGCGGTCGTATTCAGGAAGGCGTCTAAGAGATTCAATGTAGGCAACCGGTAAGAATGGATTGTCCTGCGGTAACGCTTGCACAAAGGCGCGGTGTGAAGGCAATTCGTTGCGGTTGTTCTTAATATAGAACTCATTGTACAACCAACCCTTCGCAGGGTTGCAAGACAAGAAACCTTTTGGAATTAATCCGAACTCGTTTAACTTAAAACGACAACGAGAATGAACAATGCTGACCGCCTTTTCAGTTACTTCGGAACACTCGTCAATAAAGTAATCTGTGATTTCTAACGATCCAAGTGAATTGAAATTTACGTCCGAAGGGTAAGCGAACAAGTCTTTCAAAACAATTTCGCTTCCGTTGAAGAACTTTATCACGTTGGATTGACCGTTAAACGTGTAGTGTTTATTCGCTATCAATCCAAACTCTTCAGCCGTTTCAAAGAACGTGTTTAAGGTCGTCTTTTTAAGCGTGTCTAATTTGCTACGTCCAATTAAAGAACGTGTCCCTGCGTACTTCAAACGTCGTTGTATTTGCCACATACAACCGAACTTCGTCTTGCCACCCCCTGCCGCGCCACCGTATAACAACTGTTCAACGATACTATCGGTGTTCAAGTAATTCAACGCTTCAATTTGACGCGGTAGGTATGTCGGTTTGTATGGTGTCAAAATAAACTTAGTTGAGGTTCATTTGATGTTTCTATTTTTGGCGCTGGAACTTGTCCCATTGCCATTAACACACCGTCAAAACGTCCGTTGTAATTGCTTGTTGAAAGCGCTTGCATCAATTCGAATTTAGCTAGCTCAACGGCTTGCGATTTAGTCGCGCTTACTTCTTCATCGTTCCAACCGATAGGCGTGCAAATGGTCACGCTCGGACTTTCAATGCTGTATGTATGTTTCCAACCGTGTTTGTTTTTTGCTACGCTATACGCAGCTAAAACACCGTCAGCTTTATAGTTCATTGTGTCGTCGTTCGTGCAATGTCCTTCGTCGTTCCAGTAGTATTCTTTCATTGCTTACTTAGATATAATTTGTAAAGCTCACGCATACCTTCGAAGTGGATTGATTCTTTCAACAACATTCTTTTCCTGTCGCTCATTCGCTCGACCATTGATTGAACGAGCTGTTGTTCGAAGTAAATGTTCTTCTTCGCGTTTGCTTTGCACAATCGATATTCTTCTTCCGTGAAGGTGTCAACAGTTATCTGTTTGCTTTCTTCGAGCCAACGCATAAGCGACACCGCACGAATCTCAATTACCGTATATTTTCCCTTCTTATAACTTGCAATATCTTCGGCTAACATTCTGCGCCAGCTATCATCGTTTACCGCCATTTCGCTTTCTTTTAATTGTTTTGATTCTTGTTCTTTTGATTCCGCGATTTCACGCTGTATTTGTAGATTCGCTTTGTCGCGGTGCGGTTTGTAATGGGTTAGAACGTCACCAATAAACACTACGCTCAATGCTCCGAAGTGTTCGCATTTCTTTGACAGTTCATTTGCTGCGTTCAATTCAAACGCTAAATTGAAATGTTCGAACGTAACCCACCGAAAGTGTTTCCCTATAAATTCGTGAAGCATCTGGAGTAGTTGCGCTTCGGGTAACGCGATGCCATACATGGCGCACACCTTAGAACACAACTTTACGAACGCAGGTAGTTCGTAATCGGCAACGAACGCGCTTTCACGTTCCGCACGATCAACCCTTTGTGTAGTTGTGAGCGTCGTTGTAGATGCGCTGCGCAGCGTCTGAATCGAATTTTCCATTTTTGATTTTAGTGTTTTGGTTTGTAGTTACAAAGGTAGATAAGTCCCACTTACGAACGGCAGCCTTCCAGTCCTTCATTTGATTGCGTCCGACCTTCCAACCGTTTGCTTCGTAATGTGCATGAAATTTTTCGGTAAATGCAAGCGCATCTTTTTCGCTAAGTTTCTCACAAGCATATTCGTATATATCGACAACCGTTGGTTTCTTAAATGACGACTTCTTTTCTTTTGTTGCTGCTGGAAGTTGAGCAGGTTGCGCTTTCAATAGCTGTTGAACTTGCGCTTCGAGAATCTCGATTCTCTTTTTAAGTTGTAGTATTAGCATTGTGTACCTCCGTAAGTTTCGTTATAGTAGTCCTCAAATGACTTTTGCTCCACCTTAAATTCATCACCCATATCTTCTACTCTACTACTAAACCAAGTTTCTTCGTGTTGCTCCTTCATCATTTGCTTTGCTTGGTTTTCAATTTCTATTTTTCTTTTGTCGAACTCTAATATGCTTATTCCTTCAACATCATACTCATATTCAAGTTTATCGAGTTGTTCAACGAACCATTCAACCGCAGTTTGTTTACTCATTTTGTTCCTCCATAAGTTTCGTTGTAAAAATCTTCAAATTGAATTTCAAATATTTTTCTTAATTTTTCATTGGTAGTAACATTATCTAAAGCAGCTTCTTTCATCTGCTCCTTCTCCATTTGCTTGGCTTGGTCAATAATACTTTTACTATTCATTTCTTTAACTTCAGTAGTATTATTACGTATTTTGAATAATTGCTCTACAAGATAATCAACCGCAGTTTCTTTCTTTTCCATAGTTATTTAGTTTTTAAAGTTTTTCTATTTCTTGTTTTACTTCTTTCCAATACTTTTTTAACACTCCTGTTGTTGTGCCTTCTAAAAGTCCTGTGTTAATTATCTCATCTACTGCTATCAAGGCACATTGCTTAGCTCCTTCAGAATCACATACATCTGTCCAATGATGTACCGTCATTCTTTTTAATAATTCCTTTGCTTTTTCATTTACTTTCATAGTTATTTAGTTTTTAGTTTCTCCGTAAGTTTCGTTGTAGTATTGTTCCGCTTCTTTTCTAAAAGATTTATTTTTATAATAGTTTAAATTATGGGTATCTGTAGCAAACTCAATCATCTGCTCCTTTTCCATTTGCTTGGCTACCTCCTCTCTTTCACATAAACAATCAATTAGGTTAGCATTTTTCTCATCACCTGCTTTTCTCATAACTTCGGATAATGCTTTAAACTCTTGAAACAATAATGTGACTGCTG